CCGATCCACCCTCGATTCAGCACCGTGCGTCGAGAGACGCACCTCGCAGGGATCGAGCTTCTACCTGTCCGCTCGAGTGAGCAGACTGACTCAAGAACGTGATTCCAATCACTAGTCTGGAGACAATTCTCCAGAAACTTGAGACGCCAGATGCGAGTGTGAAACCAATGTAAGGTAGGATGCCAGAAGGCATCACGCCAAACATCAGAATCACGCGTCGTAAACTCAGCTAATCCACCGTGGTCAGGATTATTCGTAAAGAATAAATCCTTTCCATGTTGGAGGCGAAGCCTACGACGTAGAATCTGGTATGTAGTACTGGCTGCTTCTTCGTACCCAGCCATGCGTAAACGCATGGCCATGTCCGACAAAGACAGCAATCCCGTTAGGTGTTCGGCATCTATCGTAGTCTTCCATCGAACAGGAGTGACATCAACGCCATTAAAGGCGTCGACGCCACACGATTCGCGGAAGGCCCCTTGCCAAAAGGATTTCTCCTTATTAACAAGCAAACCAAATGTCTCGAGGTCGTGAATAACGCCCTCAACACATTCGGAAGGGACACATAAGTCATCACCGAACACAAAGACAGCACCGGGTTGATGAAACCCTTGGCGCTGCAGTGACGCGACACATATAGCCCAGAAGACTAGACTCTGTACAGGAAACGTGGTTGCGTTCCCCATAGGAGCGTAGCTATGAATATTCCCACGTATGTTCTTGAAGGAACCTACTTGAGGAATAACAAACTTCTGAGCACGACAACATCCGAAGTCAGGGTAATTCCTCCCAAAGAGGATTTGAACCAAGATATCGGAAATTCTATCGCTAGCCTCCTTCATATCGATCGTGGCATAACGCCTAGATTTAGATGAGTGAAGAGCGATAGAACCATTAACAGCCTGATCATCAAAACGGACATGGCCTCTCGGCCAAGGCCCATATGACGATCTGACATGAGAGATCGCTCTCTCAAGTCTATGACGCACACCTTGCTGAATCCATATGGCTTCAGCAGGATGGACACAAATAAGGCGAGGGCCACGGCTGTCTTTAGGGACAGCTATAACCTTAGCCTCAATAATGTCTTGATCTATCGAATCCTCAAGTTGCGCACAATGATCTCTATTAAAATAGAGGGCAAAGTAATCACTTTGAGGGAATCGGGACTCTATAGTAGAGTACCGATGTAACCATTTGTCTTTCGACGTGGTTACCGCTCCTGGACCGTGGTGTGGCCTGAAGGCCGAACCCCGATACAGGAACATAACCGATTGAACATGGCGCCTAACTGCGTCGAGTAGGATTGGACTGCGCCCTCCGAGGTCGCAGCCAAAGCTACCAGTAGAAGCATTCGTTTCAACGAATGCCTCAAACGCGGTTTTGGTTGTTTCTTTGTCATGTGTAACGAGTGCTTTATAGCAGAACAGTAAAAGCTGACGAAGAAGACGCATTTTTATCGGGTCCACTAAGGACGCGAGTGCTAATCTTCTCAGCCATACTGGGAAACTGTCAAGATCGATTTCACAACCGGTCTCGACTGATCTCAGTACTTGCTTTTCTAGCTTAGGCGCTTCGTTTAAGCACCATTGTAGGCCATTATAAGATCCTCGTATTTCAGAGAATCCGCTAAGGTTTGCTACATCTGCTAGCAGGCTAACGTATGTATGTTCTATAACGTGCATATCGAATGGAAACCATCCAAGCCGACTGTCTTAGAATTCTAAGACAGACGGAATATACCGACTGACTTAGACAATCGTGTTCTAATAAAGAGAATTACTTCTCGTTATTAAGAACATTCGCGATGAGATTCGCATCGGCAACTGCGGCCTTAAACGTAGCGACTAAAACGTCGAACTGCGCTTGGGTCACGGTCTCCGGAACAGCGAAGACGCAATAGGCAGAAGATATAATCTTCGTACTATTAGCGTCAATATCATGGCGATCGACCCTAATCGTATAGCGGTTCCCGGAGACTTTCGTCTTCGAGTCCACGTACGGCTGGGATCTAATAATCAACTGATCGGGCGTGTTTAATGCCCTAGCAGTGGATTGTCTGAGGCTCTCGTTCTGAGTATCATAACTCTTCTTGAGAACCACTGAATTGAATGTCAAATCGGCATTCATTTTGGATGGTTTTTATTTATTGGAGGTTAACCAGCTTGACTGATCGAACTACGTAGTAGCTAAACCAGTCTGAATCTGACATATTGCATATGCGAACATCGAATATCTCGTACATATGTACTCGATAATCGAAGCTCTGTTAATGACAGCAACAAATAGGAAGGTTATTTAATCCTACTACTTGTATTTGCTGGTAAGAAACGCACGAGTCGTAACCTGTACAGCTTTGTTAAGCTGTTGGCTAATCAAGGCGGCAGTGATGCCGGCTTGATTTTTTCCGAATCGTGGTTTCCACCTTGGGTAAGAACCCGAGGTAGAAACAGGAGATCGTTCGTAGAGGCGATACTGTGAGGCACCGATTGGCCAAGGCCCAAGTCCGACACCATTACAAGGAGATAAATTCTCAGTGTAAAATGCCGTACCAAGCCTGTAGCTATAACTCCTAGAGAACGAGACGACAGTATAAGGTTCAAACTTTATACAGTTATCAAGGGCTCTAAGAGCACTGCGCATATCGACAAACCAGTCAGCAACGAAGGAGAAAGGAACTAACTCCCACGCTAGACTGAACGGCGACGTCGCAAACCTAGACAAAGCGTAATCTGCTTTCTTAAAGAAATCAGAATAATACTTCGTATTAGGCTTCACTACTAAGACATAGCGAACTTCAGGATCATCAATCACACTGCCAGTGGCATGGTGATGATACAAAGATCCAACAGGAGGTACATGACCTCCGTTGAAACTAGGCACAAGTACTCTCGAACGAGAATATCTGTGAGATTCCTGATCGCCATGAGCCTTCATATCCTTAACAAGCTTAGGCAGATGACGGTTAATAGCTGCAATATCGGATAGAACCGGCTTAAGGCCGAATTTCCATGCGAGATATGCATTACTAGCCGTCTTAATGACCTTACGAATTGAACGCCAGTCCTCCTTCAAACGAGGGAGTGACAAAGCAAGTTCAACCATCGTAGGCCACATCTGATTAGCTTCCACGAGATCGAGAAGCACATCGGCCTTAAGGTCTTTGGCTTTATCGATAACGTCGTCTTTGAGCGTGAGCTCATCAACGGTGGATAATGAAGCGATAGACCAACCACCGGGTAACATGTTTGGAGTATTAATATTCCAACCATAAAAAGTACTTCTAAAGTACTCGTTACCTTGCATCACCCATGGAACAGGTGAAACAGTAGAAATGCAAGCCCTACCACTAATAGTGTTAGGAGCGCATTGAACTCACGTTTCGCCAATGTCCCACTTGTGACGCCGGTTAGAGACGGTATTCACTTTGTGTTTACCGAGCTCATCTGTCATAACTTCTTCCAATGAAGCAGTTACAATACTGAATGCCGGAATCCCATAATTCGACGAAGTCGAAGAAGGGGTCCCGGAACAGTATACATCTGACTCAATCACATTCTGTGCTGGTTGAGCCATTGTACGAAGGGCTATCGTTTTGGAGCGTGTTCTCATAATAAAG